CCTCAGCGTATGCGGGCGCGAAATTAAGCAGGGGGGGGTATCCGGTGAGGTTTGACAAAGAGTGCGACATTTCCAGCCTGAAACCGTATGGGAAAAACCCTCGCAAACATGGCGATGATATCGAGGGAATCGTCAAATCTATAGAGCACTTTGGATGGACAAACCCAATTCTCGTGCAGGAAGGCACTCAGCGCATTATTGCAGGGCACGGCCGATTAGAGGCCGCCCAAAAAGCTGGGCTGTCCAGAGTGCCCGTTATTTTCCTTGATATGAATGACGACGATGCCAGCGCGTACACCATTGCTGACAACAAGCTCGCGGAGATGTCTAAGTGGCATGATGCGGCTCTGTCTTCGATCCTCGAGGAACTAAAGGACTGCAACTTCGATCTCAGCCTGACAGGATTCTCGAAGGATGAGCTTAGTGAAATCCTTACGCCAGATCAGGAGTCTCTCGAGCGTACCGATCTCGACGATCAGCCAGATCCGCCCGCCGTCGCAACGTCTAAGGTCGGCCAGATTTGGGAGCTGGGCGACAATAGGCTGCTGTGCGGAGACAGCACCGATCCGAAGAATGTCACCTTGGCTATAGGCAGTCAGACGGCCGATCTCGTGTTCACGGATCCACCGTATGGCGTGGAATACGTCGGCAAGACGAAGAAGGCATTGACGATCAAGAATGACAATCTTGGAGACGTAGGTACGATGCGCCTGGTGACGGATGCGGCCCAGGCCTGGCCGCTCAAGGCTGGCGGGTGCTTCTACGTGTGTGGGCCTGCAGGAGATACTGAAACCGCCTTCAGATTGGCTCTGCGGTTGGCGGGCTATACGCTCAGGCAATGCCTCGTGTGGGTCAAAAACCACTTCGTGATGGGGCGCCAGGACTATCACTGGCGGCATGAGACGATTCTCTATGGCTGGGCAGAAGGGGCAGGCCACTACTTCCTCAATGACAGGACTCAGGACACGGTGATGGATGAGGAAGGCAGCCTCAAGAAGCTCGGCAAGGCAGAATTAATCGATCTCATCAAAGAGCTAAGACGGCAGGAAAACACCACAGTGTGGAAAGAAGACCGACCGACCGCCAACATTCTGCATCCGACCATCAAGCCGATTGCGCTGATCCAAAAAGCGGTCCGAAACTCATCCAGGATTGGCGAGATCGTCTTTGATGGATTCGGAGGATCGGGGTCAACATTGATCGCCGCCCAAAGCATTGACCGTCGAGCGGTGCTCATAGAAGCAGATCCACGTTACTGCGATGCCATCATCGAACGATGGGAGCACATCGCCGGCGCGAAGGCCAAACTGATCTCCGGGAAAAAATGAGAGGCCGGAAGCCCAAACCCACATCTATCAAACTTCTCCAGGGCAACCCTGGCCGGCGGCCAGTCAACAAAGAAGAACCTCAGTATAGAACGATTGAGGAAGATTGTCCGGAGCATTTAAGCCTCGTGGCCAGGAAGGAATGGGATCGGATGAGGGACTTGCTGCAAAGCAGCAGGATCCTGACGGAGGCCGACAGGTCCGCTCTGGCAGCCTACTGCGTGGCATGGGGGCGATGGGTGGAGGCAGAAGAGAACATCAAAAAGACCGGGATCCTGGTCAAATCTCCTAACGGTTTCCCGATTCAAAACCCTTGGCTCCCAGTGTCAAATAAGGCCTTTGACCATATGCACAAATTGTTGCAGGAATTCGGGCTGACACCAGCATCCAGGTCGAAGGTGAAAGCGATCCCGGCGAAAGATAATGAATCCGGCGTGAAGCGGTTGCTGGGGTAGGTGATGCCGACGACTGTGGGGACACCGAAGCGCACACCAAGACGACGCGGCCGCCGGGCGCCCACGAAGGCGAAGCTGTCACCGACGGCGCTCGCGGTCGATCGCTACATCGAGGGCGTGCTGAATGGCAAGGTGATTGCCGGGCAGCTGATCCGCCTGGCCGTCAAGCGCCACTTGCTCGATCTCCAAAAGGGGAAAAAGCGGGGGCTCTACTTCAACGAGCAGAAGGCCAGCGATGCGATCGAGTTCTTTTCCTACCTGAAACACTCCAAGGGCGAATGGGCCGGCCAATCCTTCACGCTCGAACCCTGGCAGAAGTTCATCGTGTGGGTGCTGTTTGGCTGGGTGAAAAAAGATGGCACGCGCCGATTCAAAACCGGCTATCTCGAAGTCCCGCGCAAGAACGGCAAGAGCACGCTCGGGGCGGGCATCGGCCTCAAGCTCGCCTTCGCCGACGAAGAACCCGGTGCCGAGGTCTACAGCGCCGCCACCAAAAAAGACCAGGCGATTATCGTGCACGGCGAAGCTACGCGCATGGTCAAGGCCTCACCCGATCTGATCGACGTCATTCAGGTCTACAAGAACAGCCTCACGCGGATCGACAAGGCCCAGAAGTATGAACCGCTCGGGGCCGACGAAGACACCCTCGACGGCCTCAACGTGCACGCCGCCATCGTCGACGAGCTGCACGCGCACAAGACCCGCGGCGTTTATGACCTTATGGAAACCGGCACCAGCGCCCGCCGGCAGCCGCTGCTGTTTGCCATCACCACCGCCGGGACCGATCAGACCGAGGCCTCCATCTGCTGGGAGCAGCACGTCTATGTCGAGCAGATCCTGCGGGGAGTCATCCAAGATGACACCTATTTTGGGTTCATCTGCGCGATGGATGAAAAAGACGACTGGCAGGACGAGCGGAACTGGCACAAGGCGAACCCGAATCTGGGGGTGTCGAAGAAGCTCGAGTATATGCGCGACCAGGCCCTCAAGGCCAAGAACATGCCGTCGAAGCTGAACACCTTTCTGCGGCTCGACCTGAACCAGTGGACGCAGCAGGTCACGCGCTGGATCGCTCTCGGACTGTGGGACAAGAACGCCGGCGCACCGATCGATGAAGCGGAGTTCCACGGGAAGCCCTGCTATGCCGGGCTCGATCTCTCGTCCGTGTCCGACCTGACGGCCTTCGTGCTGCTCTTTCGGGATCCCGCCTCTGGCGTGGCCAGCGTCCTCTGCCGCTTCTGGTGTCCGGAGGCCAGGCTCAGCGACGAGCATAACCGCTACCGCGATCAGTACGAAGCCTGGGCGCGCGAGGGGCTCATCACCACCACACCTGGGAATGCCATCGACTATGAAGCCGTAAAGGCCCAGGTACTGAAGGATGCGTCGACGTTTCAGATTCAGGAGCTCGCCGTCGACCGACTCTTTCAGGGTTACCAGATGTCCATGCAGCTCGCCGAGGAAGGCCTCACCGTCGCTGCCTGCGGCATGGGCTTCATGAGCATGGCCGGGCCCACGGCAGAACTCGAACGTCGGCTGCTCTCGCACTCGCTGCGGCATGGGGGGCACCCGGTGCTGCGATGGATGGCGAATAACGTGGCCGTCAAGGAAGATCCGGCGGGGAACAAGAAACCTGACAAGGCGCAGTCACAGGGGAAAATCGACGGGATCGTCGCGCTGCTGCTGGCGCTCGATCGAGATATGCGGCATCAAACCACGGCCTCCGTGTATGAAACGCGGGGCTTCATCACATTGGGAGGCCAAGCTGATGCCGAAACAGAAACGACGTAAGGGAGGCCAGATGTACGATCCCAACACCTTGTTGCAGAAAACCAAGCTCCGCATTGAAGAAGCCGCCGAATTGCTCGAAGTCACACCCCGCACCGTCCAACGCTATCTCGAAGTCGGGAAGCTCACCACCGTGCTCACACCGGGCGGGCAGCGGCGCGTCCGCACCGATTCGGTCCTGCCGTACCTCTGAGCATATTTCCTGCGACAAACACGACACCAGGTGACAAACATACGTAGTCACATTCTAGGCGTGCTGCTATGTCAGCAGCATGAACTGGAAATTCTGGGAAAAGAGTCGCCCACAGGACGCCTCGCCCGAAAACCCTAGCACCAATCTCGGCAATCCCGCGCAGTGGCTGGTCGACTTGTTCGGCGGGCAGACCGATGCGGGCATCACCGTCACCGAACAGACATCGATGCGCACCAGCGCGGTGTATGCGTGCGTGAACCTCATCGCGCGCATTGTCGGCTCACTCCCGCTCAAGGTCTACCGACGGAAGCGGGACGGCGAAGCTGCCGAAGTACCTGACACGCTGCCCTACTACCTCCTGCACGACGAACCCAATCCGGTCATGACCTCATCGGTGTTTCGGGAGTTCCTCACCGCGAACGTCCTGCTCGGGGGCAACGCCTATGCCGCCATCGGTCGGAACCAGGCGAATCAAGTCATTGATCTCTTTCCCATCCATGCCAGCTTTGTGACGCCGGAGCGCGTCAATGGCCGGAACCGCTATACCGTGCGCTTCGGGGACAACACCACCGAAACTCTCGACCAATCCGACATGCTGCATGTGCCGGGGCTGGGCTATGACGGCCTCAAGGGGCAGTCGGTCATCACCTGGGCCGCGCGGCAAGCCGTCGGCCTCGCACTGGCCACCGAGCAGCACGGCTCGCGCCTCTTCTCCAACGGCGCGAAGCTGGGCGTCGTGCTGAAGCATCCGAAAGTACTCAGCAAAGACGCCGCGAATCGACTGCGCACGCAATTCGAACAGCAGCACGCCGGGCTCTCGAATGTCGGCAAGACGCTGATCCTTGAGGAAGGGATCGACGTGTCCAACATCAGCATGACCAGTGAAGACGCCCAATTCCTCGAAACCCGCCGCTTTCAAGTGGAAGACATCGCCCGTTTCTTCGGTGTGCCGCCACACCTGATCGGCCACACCGACAAGCAGACCAGCTGGGGCACCGGCGTGGAGCAGAACACCCTCGGGTTTCTTATCTTCACGCTGCTGCCGTGGCTCACCAGATTTGAGCAGGAATTGAACCGCAAGCTGTTCCCGCGCTCGCCCTTCTATACACAGTTCAAAGTGCAGGGGCTGATGCGTGGGGACTCCAAAGCCCGGTCGGAATACTACGCCAGCGGCCATCAAAACGGGTGGCTCACCACCAACGAGATCCGCCGCTTCGAAGACCTCCCGCCGGTGCCGGGTGGGGACACGCTCTTCGTGCAAACCAACCTCGCGCCGATGGAGCAGCTCATCAAGGCCGGTCCACCGGCCACGACCAAGCCACGCAACGAGATCGACGAAGATTGGGCCATCGTCGCGCCAAAACTGAATTGGGAGGGGGCATGTCGTTGACCGCACTGGTGCCACAGAAAGCTGCCCTCGCCGCGCTCCATGCGCGCACCTGGTTCTCGATTCAGGCGAAAGCCGAATCCGACCAGGCCGACGTCCTGATCTATGACTACATCGGATGGGGTGGCGTCACGGCGGCGGATTTCGCCAAAGAACTCAAAGCCGTGTCGGCCAAAACCATCAACGTCCGCATCAACACACCGGGCGGCGATGTCTTTGACGGCCTCGCCATTTTCAACAGCCTCAAAGCCCACGGCGCCGCCATTCACGTCACGGTGGACGGCATCGCAGCCAGTATCGGCTCGATCATCGCCATGGCGGGCGACCACATCACCATGGGCGAGTCCGCCTTCATGATGATTCACAACCCGTGGGCCGTCACGATCGGCAACGCCGCAGACATGCGCGAGATGGCCGCCACGCTCGACAAGATCGGGGCCAGCCTGGCGGGGATCTATGCCAGCCGGGCGGGCGTCACGCTGGACGCCGCTCAGGTCTGGATGAACGCCGAGACCTGGTTCACTGCCGAAGAAGCGAAAGCGGCCGGGCTCGCCGATACCGTCAAGGTGGGGGCCAAGGCCGAGAACCGCTTCGATCTCTCGGCCTACACCAAGACACCGAAGGCGCTGGTGGAACCGCCAGCCGCCCAGACAGCCGACACACAACCAGACGAAGACAGTGTGCGACGGGCTGCGCTCATGCGCCGACGACTGGCGCTGGTCGAGCGTGGCGAGCAGTCCCGATAAACCAAGGAGGGGTTCATGTCCTTAGTCAAAGTCAAAGCATTGCGGGAGGAACGGGCCAAGCTCGTCGCGGATGCACAAGCCATTCTCGTCAAGGCCGACAAGATCGGCAAAGAGGACGAGGCGCGGTTCGACCAGATGATGGCCGACGCCGACACCATCAAGGCCAACATCGACCGGCTCGAAAAGGTCATGGCCGCCGAGCACGAACTCGGCCAGCGCGTCGAACAGCGCGCCGGGCGAGACAACATCAGCATTGCGGATGCCAAGGATCAGGACGAGCAGGAAGGCACCATTTTCCGCAAGTGGCTAGTTGGAGGCATGCAGGATCTGAGTGATCGCGAGCGGCAGTTCATGCAGCGCCGCGCGGCGCCCGTCATCCAAGCCGCACAGAGCGTCGGCACCACGACCGCAGGCGGATTTCTCGTGCCGCAATCCTTCAGCGATCGACTGGAAATCGCGCTCAAGTTTTATAGCGGCATGATGCAAAACGCCGAGGTGATCCATACGGATTCGGGGGCAGATATTCCATGGCCCACCGTCAACGACACGACGCAGGTGGGCGCGCTGCTCACGGAAAACAGCACGATCGGCGCGCAGGATATCACCTTCGCCAGCGTCACCCTCAAAGCCTTCATGTACACGTCGAAGTTGATCGCCGTGTCCTTGCAGCTCATGCAGGACTCTTTCTTGAACGTCGACAACCTGGTCGCCGACCTCGCGGGGCAACGGTTAGGTCGTGTCTGGAATACCGATTTCACGGTCGGGGCTGGAACGACACTGCCGAAGGGCATTGTCACCGCCGCTGCGTCTGGGAAAGTTGGCACCACCGGCCAAACCACCAGCGTGATCTACGACGACCTGATCGACCTGATCCACAGCATCGATCCCGCCTATCGGCAAGGGGCCAAGTGGATGGCGAACGATTCCTCCATCAAGGTTGTGCGCAAGCTGAAGGACTCCCAGAACCGCCCGCTGTGGGAACCGTCGGTGCAGGCCGGCCAGCCCGACCTGCTGCTGGGGTATCCGATGGTGACCAACAACGACGTGTCCGCCATGGCTGCCAACGCGAAGTCCATCATCTTCGGGGCTCTGAACAAATACAAAGTGCGGCGCGTCCGCGGCGTCACCATGATGCGCCTTGCAGAACGGTATGCGGACAACTTGCAGGTCGGCTTCTTCGCCTTCGCGCGGGTCGACGGCAACCTGATCGACGCCGGCACCAACCCGGTCAAGTACTACCAGAACAGCGCCACCTAAGCGGGGCGCAGACCAGCACCACCAGCCGGGAGGGGCCCGCCTCTCCCGGCCTGATTCACCAGCACGGGGGGCATCATGGCAGACGTCAAGAAAGTCAGTTTCCAAAACAGTGTCAGCTGGGCCGGAAGCAATTTCTCCTACGTACCGGGAGACGTGTTGTCGTTGGAAGAAGAGATCGCCAAGGCTCGCCAGGACGCGGGGCTCGGCAAAATCATCAAGGACAAGTAAGGACGGCAACCCGACACCATGCCCATCACCACCGTCAGCGACTGCAAGGCGTTCCGCAAGATCGAGGCCGAGAACACCGACCACGATGAAGGCCTGGAGCGCCTGATCACCGCCGTGCAGCAGTGGCTGGAGCAGGAGTGTCGCCGCACGTTCGACCAGGCCACCGTCACCGAATACTTTCACGGGCACGACTGGCGCGACTGCATCATGGTCAGCCGACCGCCCATCGTCAGCATCACCAACCTCTGGGACGATCCGGCCCGCGCCTACACCACACCGATCAGCGCGAGCCAGTACGTCATTGACGATGCCGACGCGGGGGTGGTGCGGCTCGACGGCCTCACGTTCCAGAAGGGCCTCCGCAACATCAAGATCACCTATGTCGGGGGCTATCTGACCATGCCGCCCGATCTCGAGCAGGCCGCCATCGAAATGATCTGGGCCGCTTACACGAAGGGCGACCAGAACCTCATCGGCGTGCGCTCGCGGTCTATTGCCGACGGCAGCGTGCAATTCGTCAATTTGTCCTGGCCGCTCGATCTCGACGCCATCATCAGCAAGTACCGCCTGAACACGGGGGTCGCCTGATGGCCGTCATCACGTTGAAAGTCAACGGCGCGGGGCTCTTGGACTATGCGAAGGAAGGCCGCGAGGCCGTCAAGCGCGTCAAAACCGCGATGCGGAAGGTGCTGAACAGTGGCCGCACCCGTGCACGGCAGGAGATCGCGGGGCAGTTCGAAGTCCGCACCGGCCGCCTCAAAGCCGCCGCCCGCAAGATGCAGACGAAAGTCAGCGTCCGCGCGTCCGAGGTCAAAGGGCAGATCACACCGCTGCCGCGCCTCATGAACATCTTCGAACACGGCGCCACGCTCGCGTATGGCCGTGGATTCCTGCATCCGCGTCCGGTCATCGCGCCAGCCTCCGACACCATGGAAGGCAGCGCCGAGAAGGAATTCAACACCGTCCTCGCCGAGGTGGGGAAATGAGCGGGGCCCTGTCCATGCGCACCCAGGTGAGAGACGCCGTCGTGAGCGCCTTGGGGCAGATCGCCGACTCGCCATCGGCCCGCGTGCCGGGGGCGCAGGTCCTGACGCAGTTCTGCACCGTTGAAGAACTCAAGAAATCGCCGACCTATTGCGTTGTCGTCACGAATGAAGACCTCACGCTCCAAACCCAACAGGCGATCGATTCACGGATGACCGTGCTGGTCGTCGTGTATGTGCGATCAGAAAGCGATCTGCGGGCTACGCTCGACGCCGCGATCGATGACGTGTGGGACGCGCTGCGCGTGGCGCAGAGCCTGCGCCCGATCGTCTCACAGCTCCAGCTCGACAGTATCGAAACCGACGAGGGGACCACCATCGTCAAGCCATTTGCCCAGGCCGTCATGCGGTGGACCGCCCACACACGCCGCCCGGTCTCGTGGTGAGCGTTCAACAAGGAGGATGACACATGGGGAGTCAA